CCGAACTCGCTCGTACTCTTTCCATTAGCGCGTCCGCCACAGACGCCCAGATCGCCGCTAACGAGGAATTGATCTCAAAGATGAGTCTCGCCTCGGGAATCGCCGACGACGCCTTACGGCCCGCCTTAGCGTCACTGGCGAGAGGTACAAAAGACCTCGGGACCGCGCAAGACGCGTTAAGCCTTGCGATGGATATTTCCACGGCTACGGGAACCGATCTCACCACCGTTTCCGACGCTTTGGCGAAGGCTTATCAAGGCAATATGAAGGGCCTTCGAGCATTGTCCCCAGAAATGGCGACACTTATTAAAGAAGGCGCGGACCTTAATACCGTTATGGACGTTCTCGGAGGGACCTTCGGAGGCGCTACCGCGACCGCCGCCGGAACCGCCGAAGGGCAAATGAAACGTTTCGGAATTGCGATCAGCGAAGCAAAAGAAAACATCGGCGCCGCGCTTATCCCAGTAGTCGAAAAAGCGCTTCCACTTTTGACGGCGATGGGAAGCTGGGCCCAAGAAAATACAACAACGTTTCTCGTTATTGCCGGCGTGATCGGTGGAATTGCCGTCGCCATTTTGGCCGCTAATGCCGCGATCAAAATTTATACCTTGGGAACCCAGATCGCGACGGCCGCTCAATTTCTCTGGAACGCCGCGCTAACCGCTAACCCTCTCGGGCTAATCGTCGTCGGAATTGCGGCCGTAATTGCGATAATTGCGATTCTTTACACCAAATTTGAAGGCGTCCGAAAAATAGTTGACAACGTGTTCGGCTTTATCAAAGACGTCATAATGGGAAGTATTGACGTAATAACAACATACGTTCAAACGGTCCTCGGCGTATATAAAACAATTTTTAACACGATCGCGAAACTATGGAACAACACGATCGGAAAACTTTCTTTCGAATTCCCGTCATGGGTTCCCGGACTCGGCGGAAAAGGATTTAGCGTTCCTAATATTCCAATGCTTGCGGAAGGCGGAATCATAAATTCTCCGACATTGGCGATGATCGGCGAGCGCGGCCCCGAGGCCGTAATCCCATTAAACCGCGCCGGCGGAATGGGCGGAAACTACACGATTAACGTTAACGGCGGACTTGCGTCTAGTGCCGAAATTGGCCAGTCGGTCGTGAATGCGATTCGCGCTTTCAATAGATCAAACGGGCCCGCGAACATTCAGGTTTTCTAATGTCGGCGACGATCGTCCAGTCTGGCGACTATGACCTTTTAATCGACACGGGATTCGATTACGAATCTTTTGTTTTAGATTCAGCGACACGCGGCGTTCTTGATGAGGACATTCTCGGGCCTACTTCGTCTTACGCTTCGGTAATTGACGGCGCGACAAATATTTCAGTCTTTCGCGGCCGACGTGATATCGGGGATCAAGGAATCGTCGCGGGAACTATGTCCTTTGAATTGCTCGATACGACAGGGATTTTTGATCCGTTCAACGATCAAGGACCATTCTTTGATCCTTCAAATAATCAGCCCGGACTTGCTCCGTTACGTCGCGTAATCCTTAGCCGCGAAAACGAAGTCCTATTTAAAGGCTATATAACTTCGTATTCGTATTCTTTCCAACTTGGAGAACTTGATCGCGTTTCCGTAAGTTGCGCGGACGATTTTTATTATTTAGCCCAGACATATCTCGCGGAATGGAACGTTTCGGAACAACTTTCAAGCGATCGCGTAACCGATCTTTTAGACTTGCCCGAAGTTGACTTCCCAGCATTAGCCCGAAGCATTTCTACGGGAACCGTAACTCTCGGAGGCGCGGCCGCTTACACGGTCCCGAACGGAACTTCGGTCGCAAACTATGCCGCGCAAATACAACAAGCCGAACAAGGCCGAATTTTTATAGATCGAAACGGGAATTTCACGTTTCAGCCGAGGCTAGGAAATACTCTTTCCGGTTCGGTAATAGATTTCCACGACGACGGCGATTTCGGGACCGCTGGTTATGACGCGGTAGGGATCGCATTCGACGCGGATCAAGTAGTCAACCGCGCCTCCGTCCAACACGCCGGAGCGTCAAGTCCGGAAGTAGCCGAGGACCTCGCCTCGCAAGCCCAATATTTAATCCAGACAACCTCGATCACGGGCTCGCTTTTACATAACGACGCGTCCGCTTTGGCGCTCGCCGAATACCTTTTGGTTCCGAACCCCGAACCGCGCTTCACAGAAGTTTCCGTCGGATTTGTTTCCCTAACGGAAGCCCAGCGCGACCTTGCGGCCGTCGTGGACATTGGGGACACGATCACAATTCAAAAGACGATCCAGCAAGGCGCGACCTCTACCGAATTCGCCCAAGAATTAGCGGTCGAAGGCGTCCAGCACCAAATCAGCGTCCTATCAGGCCATAGGGTTACGTTCTTTACTTCCCCGACTACGATCGTCTATGAATTGATTTTAGATTCGCTCCAATATGGCGAACTTGACGCTTTGAATGTTTTAGGATAGGAGAATTATGGGAGCCAATGCCACTACCTTCGTCCCGACTTATGTCGCGTCCGAAGTCTTAACCGCCGCCGATTTAAACGTTACGAACTCGGGAATTCCCGTTTTTGCTACTACCGTCACACGCGACGCCGCTTTTGACGGAGCTGGGGAAAAAACCCTAGCGGAAGGCCAATTCGCTTACATTGAAGCGTCAAACGCTACTCAATATTATGACGGCGCCGCATGGCAAGACGTGGCCACAAGCCAAACGATCGCAATTTTTAACGAAACCCAAGCGTCAGGAACCGCTGGCGGAGCAAGTGTTGCAACGACTTACACGAAACGGGTTTTAAATACTTCGGTAATTAACAACATTGGCGCGACCTTAACTTCAAGCGTTATCGCTTTACTGGCTGGCACATATCAAGTCCGCGCTATGTCCCCATTTTTTAACTCTGCCGCTGTTTCCATTCGTTTACGCAATACAACGGACAGCACGACGACAGTCGCGGGAGTTAACGCCTACGTCGGACCGACTAGCGGCGCTGGCTGTATTGCACAACTAGAGGGCACTTTCACTATTACGGGAACTAAGAATTTCGAAGTCCAGTATTATCAAAACGGATCGGCCGTTCCTACAAACGGTTTAGGCGTTCAACTTAGCTCGGCTGGCGTAAGCGAAATTTACACACAAATAACGATCGTAAAGGTCGGCTAATGGCAACTAAAAAACAAATAGACCAGCAAATCGGAAACGCGACCCGCGAACTAGCTCCAGAAACGACCTGGAGATATAACGAACCGGGCGACGGATATCAATGTCTCGAATGGTTGGACGATCCAGCTTTACAGCCGACCGAAGCCGCGACAATGCTCAAAGCGACCGAATTAGCCAACAACCCGACGCCGATTCCGTAAGGGTATGAATTGGATTCTGGCGTTTTGGTTTCTCTCATCGGTGGCGGTTTCGGTTTACTCGGAATATTGCTCAATAAAATCATTAAAGAAAACCGAACCGATCACGGAATAGTCCGAGACTCTTTAAACCGAATCGAAATAAAAATAGACGGACACTTGGAGGATCACAAATGAAACCAAAAGACAAAGCGATGATCGCTTCCTATTTGCGATCTTTCGTCGGAGCCGTAGCCGCGCTTTATATGTCGGGAATAACTGATCCAAAAGTTTTAGTTAATGCTGGCGTCGCCGCAATAATTCCGCCAGTCTTACGCTGGTTAAATCCGAAAGACCCTTCGTTCGGCCGTGACAATAGCCAAAGCTAAACAAGGCGTTCAGAACGCTCGCGACTATATCGGTAACGCGGACGGTCCTTCACCTAAACCGCGCGCGGGCATGGACGCATGGATCAAACTAGCGATCGAGCATTCAAACGGCGTCTTTTTTAACAATGGCTCGTATGGCCAACGTGACATGAAAGGAAAGCCGGGTTCGTTATCCGTTCATGCGACAGGCCGCGCGGTCGATCTTTCTTATCGCAAGTCACCAAAGAATCCGAACGCGAATCGTAAAGACGCGCTCGCGTTTATCAATAAAGTTTTAGAACACGCGAACGAACTCGGAGTCCAAGCCGTCCTCGATTATTTTCCAAAACCTCACGGAGCCGGCTGGAGGTGCGATCGCCAGACGTGGGAGAAATACACAAAACCTACGATCTCGTCAGCTCCCGGCGGAGACTGGTTCCACGTTGAGATCACTCCGCAAGCGGCCGATTCCGTTATCTGGGTAAAAGCCGCATTTCTAAAGGTTTTTGGAGAAATCCCCCAAAACTAAACACGCCTTGACTAAGGTCGGAATTACCGACGAAGGGCTTTTAGATATGACCGAACCTCAAATTGTTAATTACTCCGTGTACGTCGGAACGATGGACAACGGGCAAGAGATAATGGTTCAAATATTTACCGACTCCGACTCGGGCGATTACCTCATGGGACAAATCGCATTTAGAACGGCTTCCTCATCGTGGGGAGTGCCCTATCCATTGGAGAAAAAATGACTAACCCATTCCTACTAATCGGAACTTTTGTTTTTGCGCTTTTCGGAATATCCGTTATGCCGGAAACAAACGTTCCACAAATTACACAAACGACTATCGCGCTCGCGCCGTATTTGATCGAACCGACAACCACAACAAGTTCCACGTTATTTATTGATCCTTACGCTTCGAATTGCGAACAATTCTCCGCGCTTGCGGTAAATCTAGGTTGGCCGCTTGACCAGAGAACCGTCCTCCAGTCGATCATGGCGCGCGAATCCGGGCCGAATTGCATTCCGTCCGCATTTAACCGAACCGATCCGAACGGCGGATCGCGCGGGCTAATGCAAATAAACGGATTCTGGAACAAATGGCTTATCGAGCGCGGAATTATTCAAAAGCCGAAAGACTTGTTACACGCTAAAACTAACTTGATCGCGGCGTTAGAAATTTACAATTACGGAATAGAAAAATACGGCTTCGGCTGGGGACCATGGAGCACAAAATGAGCGAAGGCGTAGCATTTAATCAAGGCGAACTTACGGAGGAAACTCGCGCGTTATTACTTCATCAGAAAGCCATTATGGGTTTAATGGACGAAATTCTTTCCGTTCAAAAAAACCCTCACGCTTCACTAATCCGCGATTTAAAGCGCATACAAACCGACTTTATTTTGAGCGATCCGGTCCCAGTCTGGGAAGTTGCCGTTCTTGATAAAGCGATGAAAGCATTAGGGGCGCATTCATGAACGAACAAATGACCATCTTTGACGCCATTCGCGAACGCGACGAAGCGATGGGAATAATCGATCAAAACACGCGCGAGGAATTCCGCAAAGACGCAAGAAACGCCGTTCTAACCGTGGGCCGAATGCGCTTCACGTTCACAAGTGACGACGTATTCGACTGGCTGGACTCTCATCGCTCAACCAAAGCACACGATCCAAGAGCATTAGGTCCGATCATGTCAAAGCTTGCAAAAGAAAACAAGATCACATTTACGGGAGAATATTCGCCCAGCCGGCGGAGACATTGTTCCCCGATCCGTGTCTGGCGGCTTGTTTAACTAAAACAAAATCCGATCAAAACGACGAAAGGCAAAAAATGGGATTCGATCTCAACAATTATGAGACGGTAGCGGAACGATTAGTCCGATGGTGGAAGCATTATCCGGAAGGGCAAATTCTGACGTCTATCCACTACTACGACGGCGACCTTGTTCTCTTTAGGGCCGAGGGCTACAACAACGACGGGAAACTCATCGCTTCCGGATACGCGGAGGAAATTCGAGGATCGTCCCCAGTCAATAAAACGAGCCATGTCGAAAACGGAGAAACGAGCGCGATCGGCCGCATGATCCAGAATTCGCCAGTGGCCTCAAATGGAGAACGTCCTTCCCGAGAGGAAATGGAGAAAGTGTCCAGAGGTCCACAAACACGACAAACGGGCGTCTCCGAGCGTCCTAGTGCGTCTGGCGGGCCTTTAGTCCATACCCCTAGAGGCGCATTCGCTACGCCTAAACAAACGGGTTACATTTCCAAGCTCGCCAAAGACGCCGGAATGGACGACCTTCGCCTTTTGGAATTCATTCAACGTACAGTCGGCCGCGACGACGCGGTTTTAGAACTTTTAAAATCCCATGAAGCAAGTCAAGTTATCGAGGCTCTCAAATGACGCTTTTAGAAATGATTACAGCATTAGAAAAACTTCAAGCCATTTACGGCGAATTGCGCGACGAACAAGAAAAAGCAAAACAAAAGATTCGATGGGCGATTAATCATCTAACCGACAAAATCTGGTCAGAAACGCTTTAATGAAACCCCGCGACAACATGACCGAAGCCGAATTCAAGAACATCGTTATTTCAATAGCAAAGCGTTACGGCTGGTTAATCCATCACGACTTGCCGGCACAAAACGCGCGCGGAAAATGGGCGACACACATTCAAGGCGACGCCGGCTTCCCGGACTTGCTCATGGTGCACCCAGTAAGCGGGAAAATCCTCGCCGTGGAACTTAAAGCCGAGAAAGGAAAACTTTCGCCGCTTCAAAAACGTTGGCTTATGGCCTTTGATGTAAGCGCGACGTTCAATAGCGTCTGGAAACCTTCCGATATGGAATATATTCTCTACACTCTTTCAAACTTTTAGACGTTTTAAAATCGGCTAGTAGCACGACCTAAGCCATTCGCTCGGCAGTTGGTGACACTCGGTAACGAGGGTAGATCGGCGCGCTCCGAATCATGCGAGACGAAATGAAACGGGCAAAGCGTCGAGGCGGCCCGTAAACATAATCGGGCGTAGGTTAATGAAATAGGGATCGGGTTAGGGCTACCCCGAGGGCGGAACATTAACCTCATTTCATCACACAACTAAACTAAACATTTATAACAAACAACACGCGAGAGTCGAGCCCGACATGACAAACAACAAACAAACAACGACAACAAGGCGCGCAAGCGCCGCGTTAGTCCAAGCCGAAGGCGCGGGAGCATGACACGCAAACCCAGCGAATACGATTCAACGAAATACAAACGGAACCGCGAACTCATACTTCGAGACGATCCGATTTGCCATTGGTGCAGGAAAAGAAAAGCAACGACCGCCGATCACCTACTAGAAATTGCCGCCGGCGGAGACTCGACGCTGGACAATATGATCCCATCGTGTAAGCCTTGTAATAGTTCACGCGGAGCAACATTCAAAAACAAAAGAGACGCTCAACGAATACAAACGCGAAACGAAATCCTTAACCGAAGCGAAACAAACGACGAGCGAACGAATGTTCGTTTTTTGGGAGGGCAAGACACGAC